AGCATTAATGTCATTGTCAGATGTACCTACTCTACCTGGAGATTGCAATAATCTGTCAGCCACAAATTGTAATTGTGGTGGAACGATTAATTTTATTCCTTGCAGAGCTATAGATAGCCCTCTGTCATCAACCTGAGTTGAGATTCTGATAAGTGAATCTTCTAATGAAGTTTCATTCAAGTCAGCAAATGTAGAAGCTCTGTTTGCTCCTGTCCCGCCACCTGAAAGTGGGTGTGATGAAGAGATCAAAGGTTGACCATCACCACCAGGGAAAGAAGTTGAGAAAGCATTATTTAAAATACTTGCAGCTTTAATCTGCTTTGTATTTGCCATACTTCTTGCCAAAGCTTTTGTGTATCGAGAACCAAGTCTATCATATAGATTGTCCTCCACTGCTTCTTCAGTTAATGCAAATGCCAGAGCAATAGTTTCATGCTCGTACCTTGCAGTAAATCCTTCGTTTGCGTTGTCGAATGCGACACCTTCACCTTCTGGCTTGACTGGTGCATTACCGAAACCAACGATTAAGACTTCTTCTTCGAATGCTCTGTCGGAAGATTCTTCTTCATAGATTTCTGCGTGCTCATTGTCATATCTGGCATATTCCATACCAAATAAAGCGTTAAGGCCAGGTTCTAATTCTTTTGCTAATTGTGCTCTATTAATAGCCATTATTACTCCTTATTATATGCCAGCTTCAATCTTATAAGCATGCTCGTTAATTAAAACAATCACGTTTACGTTAGCTGATCCAAGTTCATTATTTTCGCTATCTTTAGAAACACCAACGATTCTGTAGTTAGCTGTACTAGCTCCTGATGAAGAACCGACTTCTGCAGCGGATTGACCTGTAACGGTAGAACCAGCTGTATAGCCAATATCAACATTAGCGCCAATGTCAGTTCTAGCTAAAGAACCTGTACACTGAACTTCATATAAGTTGAAGGGATTATCTTCAACAAAAGCTACAATATCTCCTGTTGCTGTTTGGGCAGCAGGGAAATGAGCAGAGAATTCTACTTCTTTGCTACTTGCGTTTACGAATTTACATCCTCTAAAGATACCTAGTATTTTTGTATCACCTGCGGCATCGGCTACGTCGATAAAACCGCCTGTTAACATTTTTACTGGGTCGCCTGAGAAGATTCCTTGGGTTGAGCCAGATTCAATATTGTATTCGTTAACTCTACCAGAGTTATCTCCTGCCATATTTCCTACTAACTTAAAACCAAAGGGTTTATCTTGGTTTGCCATAATTTATCCTTGTTAATTATTTACGTTTACCGCCTCCAAATGTAACACTAGAAGTTCTCCTTGGAGACATTATCGGAGAACGAGCATCAGATTCTTTCATGAGGTCGTTGTCAACAGCTTCTTGTGCATTTGTTGTACGCTGTTGGTAGTAGGCGTTACGTTCGTTTCTTGTTTCCTCTGGAATCTTAGCTAATAATAAACCTCCCACACATACAACTCCTGCGTGCTTGCCCTGTTCTAAGGACGGTAAATCAAAATCTCCTATCTCTTCACTACGTACCAGTTCAAAACCTTCACGTGTTCTTGACATGACATTTTTCTTATCATCCTCATTCAACAGTTCAGCCCTGATCCATCTATAGATGTATCCAGGCGGTGCTGGTGGGGTTTCTAACATACTTGGTGGTGCCCAAGGTTTGCGTGCGTCTTGTGACTCACGAGTATCAGCAGAGCGGGACACTCTGTCGTTTATAAATCTTCCCTTTGAATCTCTTTCCATTTTTTACCTTTTTACAAATTTTGCGTACTCACTTAGAGGTACGTTTAGTTTTCTAGCCATCTGTACTTCAGACGGCGATAATTTTACTTGCTTTTTATTTGAGCTAGTAGAGGTATCTGCTCTTCCAGCTGAAGCAACTCTCTGTTGTGGTTTCTTATTTTCAGTCTTTTCAAACTTATGTGGAAACTCAACAGCTATCCTTTTATCTATCTCAGTATAATACTCATCTGTGCTAGGATCAAACCCTTCTTCCTCAACTAATTTTTTGTGTATGTTCATGGCCGCTAAAGTCATAGTCTCATCACTGCCAAACCATTCATTTCTGTCAGTCCAGTCTTCAGCTTTTGGATCAGGCGCTGGCGCTTGATAATTTTGCACGACAGGTTGTTCCTGATGTGTCTGAGATTGTTGAATTTGATATTCAGCTTGTGAGCGTGACTGTTTCACTCTGCTTTCTTCAACTGCAATCTTAGCTAAAATATCTTGTGCTTGTGCTACTTTATCAAAGTCTGAATTTTCATGAGCAGTTTTTAGTGCTGCAGTAGCTTGGGCTCTTTGTGATTTCAGCCGTTGCTCTGCCTCAGATAGATATGATTTATCAACGGTAAAACTACGCTGTTGAAGTTGTTGGTTTTGCTTTTGCAACTGACTGGCGTAGGAGTATGCAGATTCACTTGCTCGCTCTGCTTCTCTTAACCGTCTTGTTAAATTAGATATACGTTTTTGAACACGATCAGAATAATTTTCTAATTCTTCTTCGCCTTCAACATTCTCTTCTTCCGTAGGTTGCTCAACAACCTCCTCCACGTTTTCTTCTGCATTAGAATCTTCTTGAGTTTCTATTTCAACAATTTCACCCTCTTCTAATACTTCTTCTTTTTTAGCTTCTTCTGCCATTTTTACTCCTATACTGCAACGATGTCAGTCGGGTCATGTATGGTGGCTATAACTTCATCATCGTTTATGATTCTGCATTCTGCATCGTCACCGAGTTTGAATCTAGCACCAGCATACCTCCCTATCAACACCCATTGTTTTTCTTTACACCAACTCTGGCCTTCAAATTTTTCGCTCTTATAGCAAGAAGGACCCATCTTGACAACGTATGCACATACAGTTGCAAGTGACTCTCTATCAACAGTGTTCTGCACTAAATGTATACCACCTTTGGTTATGCCTTTGCCTGCAAACGGCAAAATTAAAATACGCCAACCAGTAGGTTGTGGCATTCGATCTAGTATTGATTTATCTAAAAGTGTTGGGTCTAAAACCCTTGATGCTTCAGGCACGTACGCCTGGTCGATTTGATCGCCTGTTTCTTTGTTTTGCTCTTCTACTTGTTTAGCAACATGATCAGGAACTATTATTTCGTTCTTCGTCGTCATCTTGTATTACTTTTCCCAGCAGTTCTCTAAGTTCCAATTCTACGTCAACAAGAGAACTGTAACGTCCACGTAGAAACTCGTATTGGTTCATGTCTTTGACACCAGCCAATAACGTGTCTTTTATATCTTCACGTCTTTCGTTTAGATGCTTGACAAGTTTATCCCTAATCCAAATGACCGACACTAGTAAACTCCAGAGAATTTGGTACCAGACTCTGCTATACCAACACCCCTAGATTTACCTTTGCCCATCCCCGGTTTGGGATTCACGTTTGCATCAAAACTTTCTTTCTTAGCGTATGGCACGCTACCTTTGTTAGAATAACCGTTTTTATTATCCATAACTTTAGGTTCGGAAAGTTGTGAAACTTCTGTTCTTTTAATCATGACCGTATTATTGCACTAGTTACTGTATTTGTTAAGTAAATCTTGTATTTTGAGTTGTTTTTGCTGTTCTAGTCTTTCCCTAGCAGTATCATCACGCATGGCCGCTATATCCTCTTGGGCTTGGATTCTTTCTCTATCAATCTGATCTTGGCGTCTAGCGTCATCTTCTTTTCGTTGTTGGTCGGCAACAAACTGCTGTTGTTCTTGAGCTAGCTCTTGGCCTTTTAAGGCAAGCTCTTGCTTTCTAATAGTCACTAGTGGATCTTCGTCCTGAGGAGCCCCGATCTTTTGTGTATATTCATTTACCAACTCAGCGAGTACAGGTGCAGAAAATTGTGCTAACAAATCTTGTCCTTGCTGTTGTAATTGTTGTCGTTGCTCTGGTGGCACCATATTGATTTGCTGGTTGATTTGATCGTATTGTGCTTTGACCTCTGGTGGCATCTGTTCGACTGCGACTCTATCGGCTTTCATCTGAATGTGTTGCATAATGTGTGCATGTATCAAAGCTTGCACTTGAGCATTGGATTGCACTGGTGGCGTGTTAAAAAGTGACATATGTGCTGCAATATGAGCATCATGATTCTGCTGTGGAAAAGCTTGTGCAGGCTGTCCCATTAATAACATATTATTTTCCATACCGGCTTCTACAGGTGCGGGTTCTGTTGGTTGTGGGGGAACTAAAAGTTGATCAACATTATCCACACCTATAGCAGCATACATTCTCCTGTAAGATTCATAAATACCGTCTGGTCCATGAACTTGAGGATTTGATTGCACCAGTTGCATCATTTCTTGTGCCATAGCTATTCTTTGCGCTGTGCTAAAAATATCTGGATTGCTAATCGGCATAATATCAACCCTATCATCAAAGTCTTGTGTTTTTATCTGCATATTACCACCAGCAGTCATATATGGATATTCAGGTGGCAAGTATTCTTGGAATACTTTTGCCAGTAATTTAAATTCTTTGCGCTGCGCATTATGCAGTCTTTTATGAATCGCTGATAGAACTTTGGTTGATCTTTCGAGTAAGGCCATAGTGGTGCCTACGGGTGCAGATGGGTTGCCTTGACCTGTATTGATTTCAGCAATAGAAGCAAATGTTTTACCTGAGCCTACTAATATTTCTAGCAAATTTAACAAAGTACCACTTGGCTCTTTGAAGGGTAAAGGTTGTATTGATTCTCGCAAAGAACCACCAGGGGCATCCACATCTCTGAATTCTCCAGGCTGTATAGGGGTATCTTCGTCCCTAATTCTAATACCTCTCGTTTTAAAACCAGCAGGTAGGTTAGCGAGGGTACCTGCATCAATCAACTGCCTCATAATAGATGTGGACGCCTTTGATAAGCCACCTATCATATGAGTTAGACCAAAACCATAAAATCCTAAACCGGGTAAAAATTTAAAATGGACAAAATATTCAACTTTCTTGCGTAGGGCGTCGCCTTCTCTAAAGTTCCTACGTATTGACAAAATTTCATCACTGTTGGCATCGATAGTCACTATGTAAGGTAGCTTGACACCAGTCGCTTCGCCATCAGCGGACATATCCTCAAAGCCCACAATATCTAAATTACAATGGATCTCATAAAGCACTGACACCTCGCCAGTATCGTAACCTTCTTTCATACCGGTTAGTTCTTCTATTTCTTCTTTGACGTTGCCGTACTGCGGTGCATCATCGCCATAACTAATTTCTATGTTTCGGTAAAAGCCTAACGCCTGTAATTTTTTAACCTCGTTTTCTGGCATCTTAATGACATGCGTAATTCTTGGGCAGTTTTCTAAATCAGTTGTGTAGTAGGGCACTATCAAATCTTCAGGTGCCACAAACTTAGAGACAGCTCTACCAAGTGCTTCGTCGTAGTATATTTTTTTGAATGCAGAGCCAGCTAAAGGCAAATAGAATAGAAGTTGATCCAGCTCTTGATCGTACTCTTCCATTTCATGCACTATCTGATAATTCATAAACTCACGCACCCTCTGGGCTTGCATCTCAATATTAGAATCGTAATCGCCAATAACTTGTGTTTTTACAGGTCCGCCTGCAGGTAGTAGCTCTTTGTAAGCTTGTGCTTGAAAGCTGCTC